GCCGGACGCGGTGCTGTCGGGCCGGTTGACGCTGGCCGCGGACGTCGCGCCGGGGCACGCCTCGAGCAGCGTCTACGTGTTCGGGGACGGCCCGGTGCCGGTCGGGGAGCTGGTCGCCCGGGCGCCAGGGGCGACATGGCTGGTGGACCGGCTGTCGGCGCTGGTGGCGGATCACGGCGTCCTCGAGGTCGTGGTGGACCCGGCGGGGCCGATCGGGTCGCTGGTGCCGGCGTTGCAGCAGGCGGGCCTGCCGCTGCGGATGCTGGACGGCAAGGAGTCGGTGCGGGCGTGCAGCGCGTTCGCGGCGGCGGCGCGGGAGCAGACGTTCCGGCACCGCGGCGAGACGGACATGGACGCGGCGGTGGCGGGTGCCCGGCCGCGCGCGGTGGGCGACGCCTGGAAGTGGTCGCGGAAAGACAGCACGGTCGACATCTCTGGGCTGGTGGCTGCGACGAACGCCTACTGGGCGGTGTCGTCACGGCCCGCCGGTGAGCCCACCATCCACTTCCTGTAGGAGGCGTGCGTGCTTCGTACCGTTGCGGCGCTCGCCGGGTTCGTCCTCGCGGTCGTCGGGATCGCGGTCATGTCGTGGCCGCTGGCGCTGGTCGCCGGCGGCGCGTGCCTGTGCGTGTGGGGCCTGTTCACGGACGGCGGTGAGTGATGGCGCGGCTCATCGACCGACTCGCGGGGCGGCAGTCGCGCGCGGCGGTGTCGACGTCGTACGACTACGCGACGGTCATGTCGCAGTCGTGGGGCAAACCGGAGACGGAGTCGGTGCTGCCGGACTTCCCGTCGTTCGCGTCGGTCGGGTACGCCGGGAACAGCGTCATCTTCGCCCTGGTGGGCGCACGGCTGTCGCTGTTCAGCCAGGCGGAGTTCAAGTACCAGCGGCTCGCCGACCGCAAGCTGTGGGGGTCCGAGGCGCTGTCGGTGCTGGAGAACCCGTGGCCGGGCGGCACCACCGCCGAACTGCTGGCCCGCATGGAGCAGGACGTGTCGCTGGCGGGCAACTCCTTCGTCCGCCGCTGGCCGGACCGGCTGGAGCGGCTGCGCCCGGACTGGGTGGACATCGTGCACCGGGACGTCGTCGAGGACGGCCCCGACGAGGTCATCGGCTACATCTACTGGAGCGATGGCCGCGGCGGCGGCGAGGCGGAGTTCATCCCGGTCGAGTCGGTCGCGCACTGGTCGCCGGTGCCGGACCCGCTCGCGGAGTTCCGCGGCATGTCCTGGCTGACCCCGGTGGTGCGGGAGATCAACGCGGACCTGGCGATGACCGAGCACCGGTCGACGTTCTTCTCCAACGCGGCCACCCCGAACCTCGTGCTCAAGTACCAGCAGAAGCTCAGCCGTGACTCGCTGGACGCGCTGCGGGACCGCTGGCAGGCGCGCTACGGCGGGCCGGAGAACGGGTGGAAGACCGCCGTGCTGGACGAGGGCGCGGACCTGACCGTGGTCGGGTCGACGTTCGAGTCGATGGCGTTCGTGGACGTGCAGGCCGCGGGCGAGAACCGGTTGTGCATGGCCGCGGGCGTGCCGCCCATCGTGATCGGGTCGAAGGAAGGGCTCGGCGCGGCCACGTACTCCAACTACCAGCAGGCGCTGCGCGCGTTCGGGCTGGGGACGATGGCGTTCCTGTGGCAGTCGGCGGCGGCGGCGCTGTCGAAGCTGGTGGACGTGCCGGCGGACTCGCGGCTCTGGCCCGACACGGCGCGCATCCCGGCGCTGCGGGACGAGGAGACGGCACGCGCGGAGGCGGCCCGCACCTGGGCGGTGGCGGCGGGCGAGCTGATCCGCGCCGGGTACGAGCCGCAGACGGTGGCGAACGCGCTCATCGCCGGCGACATGTCGCTGTTGACGCACACGGGGGCGATCCCGACGGCGCTGTACCCGAACGGGCAGGCCCCGGCGGCGGCGCCGGCGCCGCGGCACGAGACGGTCGTCAACTTCGGCGAGCGGTCGTTCGTGGCCGAGGTGGACGCCCGCACCACGAACAACGTCGACGCCCGCACCGACATCGCCGACGGGGCGATCCGCGCGGACATCGACGCGACGACGGCCGTGCTCGAGGGCGCGATGCAGGTCACGAACACCATCGAGGCGCCGACACCGACCGCGACGCGCAAGCGCGTGGAAACCGACGACCGTGGCCGGATCACGGCGATCACCGAGGAGCCGCTGTGAGCAAGTCCAACACCACCGAGAACGACTTCATGGCGTACACCTTCAACGCGACCGCGTTCTCGTGGAACGCCGTCACGAAGCTCGACGTGCACCTGCACACCGCGGACCCGACCGATACGGGCACGACGGCGTCGGCGACACCGACCTACGGGTCGTACGCGCTGGTGCAGGTGGACCGCAACTCCGGCGGCTGGACGGTGTCCGGCAACCAGGCGAGCAACACGGCGCTGATCCAGTTCCCGACCGCGACGTCGGGGTCGGACACGATCACGCACGTCAGCATCTCGCCGCGGGCGTCGACGCAGATCCTGTACTCGGGTGCGCTGGGGACGCCGCTGAACGTGTCGACGGGCATCCAGCCGCAGTTCGCCATCGGACAGTTGGTAATCCAAGAAGATTGACACCCATAGTTTCTGTTATGATGGGTGTATGGCTAAGCGATTCACGGATGACGACGTTGCCGAGTTCATTCGGCTGTACGAGTCGGGATTGAGCCTTCGGCAGGTCGCGGCCGAAACCGGACGCTCGTTCCCCGCGATCCGCGCTGCGATGGAGCGTGCGGGGTACGACAGGCGCCCTCGTAAGCAGGTGCTCGTCGGAGACGTCGCCAATGAGGCAGTCCGTCTGTACGAGTTGGGTTGGAGTCTCAACCAGTTGCGTGGGTACTTCGGCGTCGAAATCGCGGCGATACGCGAGATGCTGCTGAAGCGCGGAGTCAAGATGCGCCGACGAGGTGCGACGAGAAAAGTGGTCGACGACGCCACCCAGGATCGAATCGTCGAACTCTACGAATCGGGGTTGTCGCAGGAGCGTGTGGCGGCAGCACTGGGCAGCGTGATCGGCCAAGTCCAGGTGAGCCGCATCCTGCGGGAGCGAGGCGTCCGGATGCGGTCTGGTGCGGTATCGGGGGCAGATCATCACGCTTGGCGTGGCGGGCGGATCACCTCCGGGGACGGATACTCCGCGCTATGGGTCGACGCATCTGACCCGTTGGCTGAGATGCGTAATCGAATGGGCTACGTCCTCGAGCACCGGCTCGTGATGGCTCGCGCGCTGGGCCGCCCGCTCACGAAGCACGAGACCGTCCACCACATCAACGGCCGCCGGGACGACAACCGCCTGGGGAACCTGCAACTACGCCAGGGGAAGCACGGGAAGGGAGTCGTCTTCATGTGCATGGACTGCGACTCGACCCGTGTCATGGCGACCGAGATCGGCGATTGACGTGGCGCTGGCCCGTGTCGGGGATGTCGCGGACGCGCACGTCGCGGGCCGTGCCCGGTCGGCGATGTTCCGCAAGGTGCCGTCGCAGGCGACGACCGCGGGCTGGTGGGCGGACCTGAGCATGGCGCCGGGCACGCCGGTGCCGAACTACTACGCGGCGACGCCGCTGACCGCGAAGCGGCTGGACCCGTGGGACGGGCTGTTCCACGGGGACGCGGTGGCGCCGGCCGCGCTGCACCTGACCCGGTTCGGGATGGTGGCGACGTCGGCGAACTTCGCCGGGCAGATGATCCTGTGCGACTACCTGCTGATCTACCCGTTCGTGGACTGCGACTCCACGGACACGCAGACGATGAACAACACGGTCACCCTGGACCGGTACACCGACGGCGCCGGGGTTCAGGTGATGGCGGTGGCGGTGGCGCCGACGCTGGGGTCGGGGGTGTTCACGTTCACCTACCTGGATCAGGACGGGGTGGAGCGGACGTCGCCGACGCAGTACTGCTCGACGACGGGCGCGAACATCGCCACGATCATCACGTCGCAGCCTGCGCGTGCGGGCACCGGGCTGCCGTCGGGGCCGTTCCTGCCGCTGGCGGCCGGGTCGACGGGGGTGCGCGCGGTCACGTCGTGCACGTTCTCCGTCCTGAACGGCGGGCTGGTGGCGCTGGTGCTGGTGAAGCCGCTGCTGACCGTCGAGATCAACAACGTCCTCCTGCTGGTCGACGCATGAAGGAGCACCCAGCCATGAGCGAGCAGTTCACGCGCACCTTCGCGGGCGACCTGACGGTCCGCGCCGACACCGAGGGCCGCACCGTCACCGGGATCGTGGTCCCGTTCGGCACCGTCGCCCGCGTCTCCGACGGCGGCAAGCCGTACGAGGAGATGTTCCAGCGCGGCGCGTTCGCCAAGACGATCACCGAGCGCGGCGACCGGGTGAAGCTGCTGCTGCAGCACGACCACGGCGAGCCGATCGGCCGGGCGACGCTGCTGCGGGAGGACACTGCGGGGCTCTACGGCGAGTTCAAGGTGTCCAGCGTCCCCGCCGGCGACCAGGCGCTCGAACTGGTCCGCGACGGCGTCATCGACTCGTTCTCCGTCGGCTTCGCCAAGGTGAAGCACCGGCAGGACGGCCCGGTGACGGTCCGCACCGAGGTCGCGCTGCGGGAGGCGTCCCTGGTGACGTTCCCGGCGTACGACGACGCCCGCGTGCTCGCTCTGCGGGCCGCCCTGGAGTCCCTGCCCGACGACGAGCGGGACGAACTCCTCCACACGCTTCGCGTCACTCCTGGCCAGGAGCCGACGCACCCTGCCGACGACCCGGCGCTCAGCCAGTCGGCCCGGCTGCACACCCACTGGCAGGCCGTCCGGCTTGCCATCCGTGAGAAGGGAATCCTCGCATGAGCGAGAAGATCACCGCCCTCGCGGCCGAGCTCGAGGCCATCCGTGCCGAGATCGTCGAACTGGACTCCGTCGAGGAGCCCACCGACGAGCAGGCCACCCGCGCCACCGAACTCATCGCCGCCTGGGACGCGAAGAAGACCGAGCACGACGCGCTCGTCGAGCGCGCCGAGAAGGTGGAGGCCGTCCGTGCCGCCGCCCTCAACCCGCGGAACGTGGAGCGCGCCGTCCCGGCCGCACCGGAGGTCATCGTGAAGCGCGACGTCTTCGAGAACCTCGACGGCGTGGCCCGCGGCCTCGTCCCCAGCGCGGACCTCATCTCCCGCGCCAAGACCGCGATCGAGGAGTCCACGGACATCCCCGAGGCGCACCGCGAGTCGGCGTCCCGCATGGTCGCCGGTCGCCCCGACATCGCCCGGATCGCGCTGCTGCACGGCAACCCGGCGTACCAGCGGGCGTTCGAGAAGATCATGGAGTCGCCGGAGTCGTTCCAGGCGTTCCTCGAGCCGGACGAGGCGCACGCGCTCCGTACCGCGCTGTCCACCACGGCCGGCAACGGCGGGTACGCGATCCCGTTCCTGCTCGACCCGTCCGTGATCCTCACCAACGACGGCACCGCGGGCAGCATCCGCAGCATCGCGCGCGTCGAGCAGGGCACGTCGAACAAGTGGCAGGGCCTCACCAGCGCCGGCGTGACCGCCGAGTGGCTGGCGGAGGGTTCGGCCGCCGCCGACAAGTCCCCGACCTTCACCCAGCCGGCGATCACGGCGTACAAGGCAGCGGCGTACGTCTTCGGCTCCTACGAGGTGTTCCAGACCACGAACCTCGCCGCCGAGCTGCCCATGCTGATCGCCGACGCGAAGGGCCGCATCGAGAACGACGCCTTCGCCATCGGGTCCGGCTCCGCCGCCCCGAAGGGCGTCGTGGTCGCCGCCGCCGCCGTCACCGCTTCGCGCGTGGCCGCGTCGACCGCGGGCGCGCTGAACACCGTCGACGTCTATAACGTCATCGCCGGTGTCCCGCCGCGTCACCGCTCGACCTCGTCCTGGCTGGCGAACTTCGCCACCTACTCGAAGATCCGCCAGCTCGACACCTCCGGCGGGTCCGCGTTCTGGGCGAACCTCGGCGCGAACCAGCCCGAGGTCCTGCTGGGCCGCCCCACCTACGAGTCG